TGTGATTATATTTGTGAGGATAAGTCTCAAATAAACTTTCATCATATAGTACCGAGGGAACTCGGTGGGGATAATAGCAAAAGTAATTTGATTGAGTTGTGTCCGAATTGCCACGCAAAGGTTTACATACCTGATGCGAAGAATGGCAACCATTCAATTAAGCACAAAAATTCAATCGTGTTATTAGAAAAGTTATTATCCACTGGTGGACAAGTCGTCGCTTATAGAGATATAAATGATGATGATGTCCAATACAGTATGTTAAAGATTTGAGAAAGGTGCTTTATAAGCGAAATGGACAATTTTATGATTGAAACCGAATTGATTAAAAATGACTGTAAAGAGTTTAAGAAGAATGAGGATAAACTTCATTTAGAAATTGATAGCAGTAGTTTTTATCAAATATTGGAACAAGATTATGGTTACGACTATAAAACTATTAGTCGTTACATTGAAGGTGGTGTGTATTCGTTAAACGAACAACACAAATTTAATATCGTTCTCCGTAAATTGAAACGGGAACATAATATTGATATCACCGATTCTATATTATTTTTAGAGGATACTATATTGATGAATCATATTCTAAAATTCATTGATGATGAAACTGAATGGGTGTTAAAAGATGAATTAGCGAAGAAATATAATATAGATAAAAAAAATAATGATATTTTTGAACTTTTATATTGACTTTTGAAGGAAATTTGCGTATATTATACACGTTGAATTTAATTTCAAATTTACACTAACAGGTATGAGGTATTTATGCCAGCTAAAAAGCTAAAGAAGGATTGGTCTTCGATTAATAATCGGATCAAAAATCGTAAGAAGAAGTTTAAACAGGACGAACGTATTTTCGTTCCAACATTTAACGACAAGAATCAAGCAAAAGTAATTATGCGCATGCTTGATTCAAAAGATATTGAACTTCCTTATGCGGAACAAGCAGGTCACTTTTTCAATGATGTAGGTGGATGGTTTATTGATAACTGCCCTTCATCAATTGGTGAGAAGTGCCCAGTGTGTCAACATTTGTATGACAACAACTATTATGAGACCGACAATGATCTCTATTATGATCGTAAGAAAAATACTTACTTTTACACAAACGTTCTTATCGTTGAAGATAAAAACTGCCCTGAGAATGAGGGTAAAGTGTTCTTGTTGAAGTTTGGTGCGAAAATTATGGAAAAAATTGATGGTGCTATCGATGACGACAAACTTATTTGGGACGATGACGATGGTGTGAACTTTATCTATTCTGCAAAGAAAAAAGGTAAAATGAGCAACTACGATGCGTCTTACTTCTCTGATGCCGTTACATCTCTTGAAGAGTACGGTAAAGTTAAAGATATTCTTGAACTACGTCACGAGCTTGCGGGATTCGTTGATCCTAGTGAGTACAAGAGTGAAGAAGAACTCAAGAAAAAATATTTCAAAGTTATCGGTGAAGATGCTGATTCTGAATCAAAACCTAAAAGAACTCGCAAAGTTCAAGGTGATGAAGTTGAAGACGAAGAAGTCGTTGAAGACGTCGTTGAAGACGTTGATGAAAAAGTTGATGATGTCGGTGATGAGGATATGTATTCAGAATCTGATGAAGATGATGATGCATTCTTCGATGATCTTGACGACGATAAAGACGAAGATTAATAAATCTTTCAGTTATTATAAAATGGGAGTGTCAATCACTCCCATTTTTTTATCAATATAAAGGTATGATATGGATTTTAAAATAGATGAATCTATTTTGGAACGACATGTGAGAATAATACTTAATACATATTATTCCGACGTGTTTGAAACTAGTGAATATTACAATATCCGTTGTAATGTTTGTGGTGATTCAAAAAAGGATAAATTTAAAAAGCGTGGATTCATTCTTACAACTAAAGACCCGTGGGTATATTTTTGTCATAATTGTGGAGTATCAACAACAGTTATAAGTTGGATGAAAGAGCATTACTCTACCAATTATAAAAATATGATGATCGATGTTATGAGGAATCGTGCACCTGGTGAGGATAAGTACGATTTCAAGAAAAAACAACACGTTGAGAAACGTGATGAATCTAAAGATAAGAAACATTTTAGACCTATATCCGATTATCCTGAATGTGTAGAGTATCTTGAAGATAGAAAAATCCCAAAAGATATTTATAAATATTGGAAATATGCTGATGGTGGTATATTTTCTGGACGCATAATGATCATGTTTAGACATAATAAACGCAAACAAACATATTACTATCAAGGGCGAGCATTTAATAAGCAATCTACACAAGGGGTAAAGTATCTTTCTCGTGTTGGTGATTTCAAAAATACAATATACAATTATTATAATGTAGATTCTGAACTTCCTGTTCCTGTATTAGAAGGTCCGATTGATTGTGCGTTTGTTGAGAACTCTATAGCGGTCACAGGGCTAAAGCTAAAGGGTGATATCCTCGATAAGTTCAAGAAGATATACTTTCTATTGGATAACGATGAAAGTGCTTTCAAAAAGGCTCACAAGCTTCTTAAAGAAAAGAAGTATGTGTTCAATTGGCAAAAGTTTCTTAAAGATTATAAATGTAAGGGTGTGAAAGATGTTAATGACTTCATACTCAAGAACAAACACGGTATCGAAAAATTCACATGGGAACTCATCGAACCATACTTCACAAATAGTTATGGTGATAGGATTTATTTCCCCGTAAAGACGAAAAAGAAAAATAGCTAAATACTCTTTTCAAATAGGAGTGTTTATGATAATATGTGGAATTGACTACAGTATATCATCTCCCGCAATTGTTAAAGCGGAGTTGGATGATAATTTTGAAATTGAAGGTATAGATTATCTTTCATTTTCATCTACTAATAAAAATTGTAAATTAGATGACCATCTAATTCTCAATAGAAAAAAAGATTTTAGAAATGATATGGAACGATTTCAATTCCTTCGGGATAATGTTGAAGAGTTCATGTATATGGAGAATTACGAACCAGAATATGTTGCGATTGAAGGTTACGCTATGGGTGGTATGGGTAAAGTATTCAATATTGCCGAAGCTACAGTGTTAACCAAATCTATGATTTACGATAAATACACTCCATTGAGAACTTACACACCATCCGCAATCAAGAAGTTTACAACATTAAAGGGTGATGCGGGGAAAGTTTCAATGTTTCAAAAATTTATGGAAGAAGATGACCCACAATTATCTCTCAACCATTTGCAAGACTTAAAAAATCCACAAGAAGACATTATCGATGCTTATTGGATTATGCGTTTACTCCAAACAGAATTAAAATTGCGTTTTGGTTTAATTGAATTGAAAACTTTACACCCAAAACAAATCGAAGTATTTAATGCTACATCTAAAAGTAATCCTCAAAATATTTTAGTTAGAGAATTTATACAAAAAGTTCGTGACTAGTAACAGTTTATATAAATACTTAATAGGAGGTATTTATGTGGACATATAATGGTGACGACTTTAGTAGTGATGATATTTATAATTATTACGGATTTGTTTATATGATAATAAATAAACAAACTCGTAAGAAATATATTGGTAGAAAATATTTTTATAAAACACGAAACGGTATCGTTAGTGAGAGTGACTGGGCAACATATACAGGAAGTTCAAATGATTTAAATAATGATATTGATATATTGGGTATAGACCAATTCGAATTTCATATACTTGAACTATATATATGTAAAGATGATATTGCGTTCCGAGAAATGGAATTGCAATTGGAATGTAACGTATTGAATGTTGTGGATGATAATGGTAATAAATTATATTATAATAAGGCAATAGCTAATAAATATTTTTATCTTGATGATGTGGCTAAACGTAAAATTAGTAATGCTCTTAGTGGAATACCAAAGAGTGATGAATGTAAACAAAAAATATCACAATCACTTAAAGGGAATGTTCCTTGGAATAAAGGAAAAACATCATCTATCGATAATCGCATACACGGAACTAGCAATCCAAAGAGTGATGAATGTAAACAAAAAATATCACAATCACTTAAAGGGAATGTTAATGCTAAAGGGTCTATTAGGACGGACGAATATAAGCACAACATGTCCAAAATCATGAAAATAAAAAGCAATTTTGTTACAAACAATCCTAATTCTAGTTGGGGTGCTAAATTGATTATTGATGGTGATATCATTATTATTGATGATGTATCGGAATATTGTGCTAATAATAATATTAAATATAATGCGTTGAGAGCTTGGTCTAAAAATAATTCAGAAAACAATAAAATGCACCCCAAATATAACATAAAAATTTTAGAGTTATTTCGAAAACATTAAAAACTACTTGACTTTTCCTGGAAATTAATATATATTATATGGTAATTAATTTTAACAGGATGAGAAAATGTTTGATAAAGGTTTTAGACTTGTAAAAGAAATCAAGGCACTTGAGAAAGGGTCTACCGCATATATTGTTGGTGGAGCTGTCCGTGATTATATTCTTGGTAGAGAGTGTGACGATATTGATATAGCGACTTCGGTTGATATTGATGTTATCGAGAAACACTTTCCTACTCATGATATAGGTGGTAACAAGGAATTTGGTATTCTTGTCGTCGAGTTTGAAGGTGACGTATTCGAGATTGCAAACTACCGTGAAGATAGTGCAACTTCTGACGGTCGTAGACCTGACGATGTAGTTATCGTTGCGGACTTTAAAGCCGATGCTAAACGTAGAGATTTTACTATCAATGCGATGGCAATGGATGAAGATAAGAATATTATCGATTATCACGGTGGACAAGAAGATCTTGCGAAGGGTGTTATTCGATGTGTAGGTGATGCTCGTGATAGATTCAAAGAGGATTATCTTAGAATGTTCCGTGCAATCAGATTTGCGACCACTCTTGACTTCGAAATAGATTCATACGAACGTACAATCATTAAAGATTTTCATAAGGATATTTCTAAGATATCAACCGAGAGACTTTGGAAAGAGTTTTGGAAGATGGCTAATAGTGATAATTTCTATCACGGTGTCCGTCTTATGGATGATCTTAAAATTCTTGAAGTAGTTCTTCCTGAAATAACTATAATGAAAACGTATGACCACTATAAACAACACCATCCAGAAGGTGGAGTGTTTGAACATGTAATGGGTGTAGTATCTCAACTTGATAACAAACCCGCTGTGGTTAAACTTGGTGGACTTTTTCATGACATCGGTAAACCCGCTGCTTATGAATGGTTCCCTAACAAGGGTGAGCATGGTAAATATCATTATATTAAGCATGATATACTTGGTCTTGATGTATTCGACAAAGTTGTAGAGCGTATTCATATACCAAAAGATATAGCGAACGAAATCCGTTACTGTATCAAAGGTCATATGAGAGTGCATCTCTTCCTTAAAATGCGTGACTCTAAGTGTGTCAAACTTATGGATAGCCCATATTGGAAATCACTTTATGATGTTGCTCATGCCGATGACAGATCTCGTCTTTATGAATATGATTGGCATTTTTGGAAAGATGTTGACGCTAAAGTTGAAAAACTTCAAGTCGTACTTGACAATAACAAAAATGTTAATTCCATCATTAATGGTGAATTCATAATGGAAGAACTTGATGTTAAAGGTGGAAAAGTTGTAGGTGACGCACTTAAAAAGGCTAGAGCTTATATAATTGATAAAAAAGTTGATGTTAGTACCGAAGAAGGTCTTAACAGAATAAAAAAATATGTGTCTACTTGTAGGTAGGCACATATTTTATATAAAGGAGGTTTATGGCTGGAATTGAAGATTTTGTAGAATTCGAAGACGTAAAAGATAAGAAGGATGAGACCATTCTTCTTATAGATGGACACAACATAGCATACATTACAGTATTCAGTACAATAGGTGCTGATTATTCGGATAATGGTCCGTTTGTACTTTGGAAACATAGTTTCTTTACGAAAATATTTCATATAATCCAAACTCTCAAACCAACAAAAGTTGTGCTTGCGTTTGATACAAAGGGTAGTTGGAGATATGAAGTTTATGAAGAATACAAAGCAAATCGTAAAAAAAGTTATGGTAAAAAACCATTAGACAAAAAAGCGTTCATGATTGCATTGAACGGTATGATTGAAACGTTCGAACTATTATTCCCTAATATTTTTACTATACATGCAGAAGAATGTGAAGGTGATGACATCATCGCAGTTCTAGCAAACGAAGTATTTGCTGGTGAGAATGAAAAAGTGATTATTGTATCTGGTGATACCGATTTAAACCAATTACTTGTCTCACCAAACGTGAAACAATTTGACCCCCGTAAGAATGACTTCTTTAATGTTATCGATCCTAAATTGGAATTGGATATCAAAATTCTTAGTGGAGATAAGTCTGATAATATCTCACCGATTAGAAGAGGTGTGGGTGTTAAAACTGCGGAAAAGATTCTTAAACGGGAAGATGGTCTTGATGGGTTCATCGAAGAACATGAAACCGAGTTAGAAAAGAAAACTATTTCCGAGAACTTTAAACGTAATACACAATTGATAGATTTAGATTTTATACCTAAACGAGTATCTAAACGAATATTAAATCAGTATAAAAACTATGATAGTAGACCTTTAGATGGTAAAGTTGTTGTTCAATACTTTATGAAAAATAAATTACACGATTTACGTACCAAATGGGGAAGAATATCTAAATACCTTAAAACATTGGAATAGTTTTAAGGAGGCAATATGCCTAAAAGTAAATACGCTGCTAGACAGGGTGTATATCAATTGCAGAACCCTGGAAAATATAATGGACCATTAACCGACGGTGGAGTTCTATATAGATCTTCGTGGGAGTCACGAGTGTTCTACTATATGGATCATAATCTTAATGTGATAGAATGGTCGTCTGAGGGATTGGTAATTCCATACATATTTGCGTTGGATGGAAAACCTCATCGGTATTATCCAGATGTCTTGTGTAAGGTTAATACTAAAGATGGAATTAAAATTTTTATTATTGAAGTTAAGCCTAAGAAACAAACCGTAGAACCGACAAAACCCAAGAACCGAAGTCTTGCTCGTAAAAAACGATTCGAGACAGAAATGTTCATTTATATTAAAAATAAGAACAAATGGGAAGCAACACAAACGTATTGCGATAAACACGGATACGAGTTTAAAATATTTACAGAAGATGTTATATTCGGAGGATAAATGAGCGAAGTAATAGATAGAGATAAAATGGAAGAGCTATTATATGCAATTCAAAATGCAGCTCATACAGAATGTCATTTATTAGAGGTTCATGAAAAGAATCATACTAAAGGTGATCTTGCACCGTTCATAGAGCGTGCTAGAGAGACTCGAAGAGTTCTAATGAATGAACTTATGGATATGTTCAAAGATAATGGTGTGGGGGCTATATGGTGCGTTATTAAGCACGCATTACTCACACACTTTCATCTATTAGAATTATATGAAAAAGATTATGAAAAAGTCTACATCGAACAAGCTCAAGAAGTTTATTTGATGATTAATGATTTATTGAAAACGAAGTATGTGAATTATAGTAATTGTGCTCGTTGTGATGGTGATAGAGTTGATTCAGAACAAACCGAATTGATACTTGAGCCTAATCAAGAATTTTCTACGGATTCAATATACATTACAGAATCCACAAATACATTTAACGATTACCATATTTCAGTATAAACAAAAGGAAGTAAAATGAAAGTAAATGTTCTTGCTATTTGTCCACCAAAAACGGATGAAAAATTGAGAGAAGTTACACCAGAATTACTTGCGAGTTCTCTTGCAAAATATTCTAGGTCTAATGAAGGTATTGATGCTATCCTCGACAAGATCGATTGGGATGATCCCGATGCATCTGTTGATAAAATTTTCAAGTTTGTTGACTATGGTCATGCATCTATTGGTGGGATGACTGGTGGTATTCCTATTACTATTGATGAGTGTTCCATGTATCTTGCATATAAAATCTTTGAGATTTCTAGTCTCGTTGATGGTCAAGAATCTAGTACACGATACATCAAAATGGATGTGGATTCACTAATGGACCCAGAAGATATTGGTATACCACAAAAGCGTCATGCTGAATGGAAAAGTTTAATGTCGGAAGCGTTTGAACATTATAATTATTTCTACGATAAGCTTGATAAAGTTGCACAAGAAACTCCTGAAGTTTTGAGAATTCCTGAAGGTACACCCGAAAAAGTTGCGGATCGTATTCGTAAGAATTATGCATTGGATAGAGCTAGATACTACATTCCTTTGGCAACGAAAACAAGTGCTGCATATGTTATGACCGCTCGTGTATGGGCAGAAGTAATTAAACAACTTGATTCGCTACCTATTAAAGAATGTAAAATGGCTGCAAAACAAATACGTGAGCAAGTTGCTAAAAAAGCACCAAGACTTATGAAACATTCATATGCTGATGGAGCGAGTACATTTCATGCACGAAGAATATCGACACTTGCGGTAACGTCTATTGCTTATCGTGGATTTCCTACGGACAACTCAGAAGATAAAGTTTGGCTTAAAGTTGACGATGATTTTCCATCATTTGTGTCTGTGGATAAAGATTCACACTTTGCTCACAAGGACAATCGTTATAGTACGGTTGGTTCAAAAATTAAACGCACATCCGTTAGATTTGCGGTTAACAATATAGCTCTTGCAGAATTGAGAGATTTGAATCGTCATAGAACTGGTTGTAGATATACAGATTTTATTCCTGTGGGATTTTATCTTCCACCAGAACTTGAAAGTTCACGTCCACAAGTGTTCTTTGATGACTGGACAGAGTTTATGATTAATAGTTGTCAAAGTCAGGACGCATACGAAAATGTAACATATATGTATTCTTATTTACTGGGAACACAAGTTGCGTTTGAACACACAACACAATTAGATAAATTCATATACGAGATAGAGCTTCGTACAGGACTTGGTGCACATTATAGATATGCCGAGCATCTTGGGGAAGCTGCAAGGATATTAATCCAACAACGTCCCGAATATGAACCGTTTATTAATATCGGTACTGCCGAACCCGAATAATTATTGTTTCCGAAGAAAGTCCTTGATTTTCTTCGGAAATTTGTGTATATTATATACGTTAAAGTTCATGTATAAATTGAGGAGTATAAATGGCTCAAAAATTAACCTACAAAAAAGAATTGTTAGATTTTGTAAATGAGTTGACACCTATCAATAATTCAATAGCGTTTGAGCGTGTTGGAGATAGAGTTGTTGTTAGAAAATCTGACAAAAATAGGACCCTACCATACATCATATCTGTTCCTGCATCGTATCTCGATATTAACGAGACTCTTGCATTTTACAAATTTGATGATTTTTACAAATACTTAAAGTCTATGAAAAGTGCGGAGCTTACTATTGAAGATCCAAACATCGTGATTTCTAGTGGACGTAGAAGTATGGATTATAGATTATCACTACCAGAAGGTATTATCAACGGACCAAAGAAAGTTGATTTTGACAAATGGGATGTTGCGTTCACGCTTAGTGCAGAAGAACTCCAACATATACGCAATATTAACGGAAATGTAAAAGGTAATAAATCTCTTATTTCTATCGTTGATAATGTCGTAACAATCGACTTTTATTCTAGCGGACAAGACAATACAGGTAAAACTGAAATTGAATGTGAACGCACGAGTGATAATAACGATGATTTCTCATTCGTTATAAATTCTAATAGATTTGAATTTCTTCCTACTAAACGTGATTATAATGTACGAATTTCTTCTGAGAAATTTATTAACTTTTCACTAATCAATGATAACATAATGTTTGATATGTATTCAGGAGAATCTACCTAATGGAAAAGAATGAAAATAATGAAATTTTAGATATTGATTTATCGTATGCTCCGTTAGAAACCGAGGAAGTTTATGTTGACGGTAGTCAATCTGTAATAACTAAAGAGGATTTACACATAACTCCTCTTGATGTTATCAAAGAGCACGCTAAACAACTTGGGCAAGAGCTGGTTGACCCTAACAAAAATTGTAAACAATGTTATGGTCGGGGATATATCGGAAGAGATTCCGCATCAAAAGCTCCGATTCCGTGTAGTTGTATTCAACCAAATTTCAATGATCCAAAAAATCAACAGATGTTTAATCGTACTCGCAAGTTATCACGCAAAGAGCGTAGACAACTTGATAAAAATAATAGAAAAAGAGCTAAGAGGGGTTAATTTGATTGAATTCGAAACTGAAAATGTAAAAACTCGTAGAGATTCAAATGTTCTTATCGAGAAATATCGTCCACGGGATGTAAAAAGAGTTATCCTACCTGCACGATTCAAAAAAATGTTCGGAAAGTTTATAGAGGAGCAAGAAATTCAAAACTTGCTCATCCATTCAAACTCACCAGGTGTCGGTAAAACAACTATAGCAAAAGCGTTAGCTAATGATTGTAATTACGATTACATATACATTAACACGTCATTGTATAGTGGTATCGATACATTGAGAAGTGAAATATCTCAATATGCAACCGTTAAACCATTTGGTGATAAGAAAGGTAAAGTTGTCATACTTGATGAGTTTGATTACGCTTCACCGAACTTACAAGCGGGTCTTCGTGGTGCTATTGAAGAGTTCTATGACAAATGTCGTTTTATTCTCACAGCGAACTATGAACAGAAGATTATCGAACCGTTAAAATCTCGTCTGCAAGTGATGAACTTCGATTTTACCGATGTAGATAAAAAAGAATTGAAACCAAAAATCGTTAAACGATTACAGTCAATTGCAAAGAACGAAAATATAGAATATCAAGATGGTATTATGCCGAAGATTGTTGACGCATATTATCCTGACATTCGTAAGATGATTAATAATATATCTGAGTATTCTCGTCAATATGATATTATTGATGAACAAATATTCTCTTTCTCTACTATTGATGATGAGCTATCGGAATTAATTATAGGATTGAAACTTAAATCTGCTCGTCAATATATAATTGACCACAATTATAAGTATGAAGATTTATACCGATACGTGTTTGATACAATAATTCCTAAGATGAAGACTGTTGGATTAAAAGTTGAGCTATATAAATTAACATCAGATTATATTGATATGGCGACAAGAAGTTGGGATCAAGAAATAACATTTACTGGATTTTTAGCATCCTTAATGGAAACAATAGGCGGAGAATAATGAATACAATTTTTATAACCCCTAGACATAAAGATGATGGTTTCGATTCCTTTTTGGGACCATCATTAACTAAGATACCTACAAGATGTATTAATGTTGCGGATAAACCCGATTCGAAAGAACCGAAGACAATTTCTCACAAATATAATGTTGGTGTGGGTATTGCAAAAGATAAAGACTTACTTAATAAAGAGTCAATAGTTATATTTGCAAAAAGCAATGTTCATATCGTTGATTCATTATTTGCTGAAAAGATTACTATACTTTTTGAGGATAGTCCAAATACGGCTGTTGTGGGTGTGTTAGGTACTAAGACTCTCCATAGTGGTCGGTCATTGTATAGCGTGGATAATAGACCCGTTAACGGTATCATATATTCAAATGCAGAGAACATTGATAAAGGCGAACATATACAATATAGCAAAAATGGATTTTATGATGACATTGTCGCTATAGATGATTCTATAATTGCTGTACGTGGTTCATTGTTAATGGAGAATGATGACTTGCTATTTGAATGTGATAGTGATGAAGGTTACGGAATAGAGATTGCACTAAAAGCAATTATAAATGGATATAATGCTGTTGTTGCTGATATACTTGTGGTGTTTAAAGATAAATCCGAACGAGACTTTACAACTATTGATAAGATTGTGAAACCTCTTGGATTAAAATATCCAATTACTGCATCGTCATTAGGGAAGACTATTAATTCCGTTGTTGACATAGAACTTTAAGAGGTATTATGGATCTTAGAGATATTATACAAAAAGAACCCGAAGTCATTAAAGAGAAAGTTGTAAAACCAAAGAGACTTTCTATTTTTGACATTCTAGGTGCTGCAACTATCAATAAAAGTGATTTAGATTTTAATGATGAGGAAGTTGGAAAAGCATACGACCAATACATGATTAATCGTTGGTTGTCAATGGATGAGGATTTAATATTCTTAGCCGAAATGCTTAACACAACTCATAAATTAACAGACGAAGACCATTTCAATATGATTAAGGCAGCACTTCCGAGAGAAAAGTTTTATATCAAATATATGAAACGTAAAAAAGATCTCACGGAAACTGAAAAGCGTTATATTGCCCACTATTTCGAAATCGGACTCAAAGAGGCAGAAGATTATATCTCCCAAATGGATGAAGAAGATGTTTATGAAATATTGGACACATATAAGTATGGAAACGATAATATGATTCAAGTATAGGAGCGTTATGCACTACAAACCACCAAAAGAAAACGGTATTCCGTACTATGTACCAGTTGTTGCCAAAAATAAAGATTTCTTAGTGGGTTATCTTTATGGTATCAACGACGGAAAAGATTTAATTCACGATGCATTAGCATCAATTCATATGGATATTGATTTAGGTACAGTAGACGCAATATTAGATTCTACTAGATTCAACGATATACTCGAAAATGGTAAACGTGAATCGGAACTAAGTCAAAAGGAATTAAAACAGTATATTTACGATATAGTCGAAGATATTACTAGCAAACTAGACGATGGTAATGTTGAAAATAATATAAACTCGACTAGCGTGTTGAAAATTGAATGTTCGTGTAAACTAGGATAT